ATGTTTTATGAAGTATTTGATAAGAGCCTGAATAATATAAGTGTTCTGGTAGAGGATGACGAAAATTATGACTGTGAATATATGGGTGTCAAATTCAGGCATAGTACGTTGCTTCAATCGTATACAGAAGAGGAGTCAGCTTAGTAACACTAAAATTTACAAAATATGTGCAAAATGACCCCAAAAATACCACTTTTTTTCCGAATTCTTAAAAATACCCCTCTCAAACCCCGCAAATACGTTGGTTTTGAAAGTGGTTAAAAGACCCTACAGGACGGAGAGACAGTATAGAAAAAAATCTCTCCAAAAATGGATCAAATGGTGTCAAAATTTTGGCAGAAAGGGAATAATTTGAAAAGGGAAAAAGGACAAAAAAAAGTATATTGCATGTCAGATGTTATTAGAGGACTTGCTACAAAATCTGATTATTTTGTTTATAACGTAAAGGCTTTAATGGATGTCCTCGATGATGTTCTAAAAGATATGCTCAAAGAAGCAACTGAAGATTGTCCTGTTGAAGTTCATCTTACTAAAAGTATTGTTATTACTGCGTATTTTACAAAAGCAACAAATAGAGTAAACCCCAATACTCTTGAACACATTAGGATACCTGGCAAATTCAGGACGGTGGCAAGATTTATGGGGATTCTAAAACATGTAAAAGAAAATTGACTGTAACTTAATCTGAATATATGGGAAGAGACTGCTATAATCGGCAGTCTCTTTTTGTATGTACGTAACAGGAAAAAGAGGATTAAATGGACGTATTACAAATAAAAGAAGACGAAAACCCACAACAGTATTTGTGGCGTATTGGAAATCTAAAAGATTCTGGAATTGTTAAAGAATCATGGACGGAACTCGCTCCAATACTTAATGCACAGACAGACTGTATTAAGCGTGATGATAATTGGCGCAAGGAATACGCCATAGCAAAACGTTATAAAAATTGTGTTTTTGGCTCAGAAAATGAGAAAAACGACCAAGAATTGGCTCATAAAATGAAAATTCAAGCTCAAACCAAAAACATTGAAACTAATGCATGGTTAAGGGAGAACGCAAGAGATGATCTGATAATTGAAGAAATCAAAGATCAGATTTCCAAGCTTAAACCTATTAAATTTCCTCAGAGTTGTATTCCGCACTCTCAGAACGAACTTACAGGTGTGCTTTGTTTTGGCGATGAACACTTTGGAACAGAATATACGATATATGGTCTTAATGACGAAGTTATAAATGCGTACAATCCCGGAATATTCTATGGTCGAATGGAAAATTTGCTTTCAAAAACGCTGGAGATAATAAATAAAAATCATCTCACCGCTCTAAATGTATATTCATTTGGTGATTTTGCAGATGGCGTACTTAGAGTCTCGCAGCTTATGAAACTTAAGTATGGCATAGTTGAGAGCACAGTCAGGTACTCAGAGTATATCTGCTACTGGCTTAACGAATTGACAAAACACGTTCATGTAAATTATCAGATGACACCTGGTAATCACACTGAACTTCGAATGCTTGGACAGCCTAAGGGCACATTTAAGAATGAAAATATGGATATAGTGGTCAAAGCTTTTATTAAGCTCAGAATGGAAGGGAATCCAAACTTCACATTCAAAGAAAACAAGACTGGATATATCTACGACGATATTTATGGTTATAAGATACTGGGAATTCATGGAGAAGTTAATGGCACTGGCAATGTCGTAAAGGATTTTGCTACTGCCTATGACACTAAGATCAACTACTTGTTTGCTGCGCATAAGCATCATAGCAGAAGTGAAGAAGTTGGTCAGGATTGTGAATTTATTGGAATACCAAGCATTATCGGAATTGATACGTATTCTATGGACCTCAGAAAGACATCAAATCCAGGTGCAACAATCTTAATATTTGAGGTTGGCATTGGGAAATCAATCCAGTATTTCATTAATCTAAAGTAGAAAAAGAGGATGTATTATGCCTAAACAGATGGCTAAGGCTAGGACAGTGGCTAAACAAACATCTGTCAGAAAAAGGAAAAATAGTGTTCCTATGGTACCAAGTTTACCGGCACCTAAAAAGAAGGCTATTGTAGATACTTTATGTGCTCTCAATGAACAGGATTTAATTGAAGTTTGTACTAGAGCTGGTATTGGAAGTAAATATCTGACTTGTTCTATGTGTGGAGAACTGAAGAATATAGATGAGTTTTATGTATCGAGTGACCCAAATGTAAGAACAGGTAAGGTAAGAATATGTAAGGAATGTTGTGAGCGTATTGTGTATAAAAAGAACGATAGGGGTGACAAAAAACCTCCGACTAAACAATCTCTTATGCACACACTTGAATATTTAGATAAGCCATATATTGAGAATATTTTTAATTCATCTGTGGCTGAAGAAAAGACTTATGCCGATAAAGGCACAGATAGAGATTTTTGGAAAAATTACATGTCACAGATAAATTCTATGGCAAACAGATATGCCACTATGAGGTGGCGTGATTCAGATGGTCTTCATGGTTCATATATGGCACTTGAAAAAGGAGTAGCACAAGAAGCTGTTACTGTTGCTATTGCCAAAGACCAAGTAAGAGAAAATCAAGAAAGATATGAAGTCAATAAGCGTGACACTATTAAGTTCTGTGGATATGATCCATTTGCTAATTATCCAGTAGAAGCTGATAAAGGTAGATTGTACGCTCAGGTAGTCGGATTTTTGGACGATGAATCCAAGTCTGATGGGATGAAACTCAACTCAATCATTCAGATTGTTAAGCGTTTGAATCAGGCAGAAAAACTTAACGATCAGATTGATTCTTTGCTCAATGATAGCAATAATGTTCTTTCAAGTCAGGCAATAATAAACAAGATGATGGATTCTTCCAAGAAGGATCTTGATATTGCTATTGGCCTTGCCAGAGATAACGGCATTTCTATTAACTATAACAATAATAAATCTGCAGGCCAACAGACTCTCTCAGGCAAGATAAAGAAACTTACTGAAGAAGGTCTTCGTGAGGCTAAAGTAAATACTTTTGATGTCGGGTCTTGTGCCGGAATGAAGAAAGTAGCTGAACTCAGTGCTGAAGCCAGACATAAGCAGATAGGTGTAGATGAAAATGTCCTTACTGAAATCAAGGATATTAAAGTACAACGTGTTGAAGAGTTAACAAAAGAACGAAATGAAGCAAGGGAAAGAGCAAGACTACTTCTAGTTGAGAATAGAGATCTGAAAAAGTATATGTGTGAAAAAGGAATTGCTGATTCTGATGGTAATCCGATTGAATACATATCTAGCAACATAGAGACTAACAGTGGAGACTCATAATCTCACCTCTGAACTTCTGCCTGATTATAATATTTTTGTTAAGCCTGACTTATATAACCTGACAAATAAGCAATATACCGAACAGACTGACCTTGCTGAATTCATACAGTGGGGGCGGCGCAATCCTGTACTCTTTGCTGAAGAAGTATTTGGTGTCGAGTTTTTGGATTATCAGAAATATATTTTTATGAGCACGTGGGTCAGCGAACAGGCAGTTTGGTGTATGAGTAGAAATGGTGGCAAGTCAATACTTGGTGCTATTTATATGATGACCAGAGCCATGCTTGTACCTAATTGTGCAATTTATATTGCAGCAAATGTCGGTGCTCAGTCAATTGATACATTCTTAAAGATTGAAAAACTGACAAAGAATGCAATACCAAGTTTTAAATCTTTAACAGATATATTTGGTAGTGAAATAGTAAAGTCACAAGCTAAATCAGATGGTTTTGTCCGTGATCCATCCAGCTATCATTTTAGGCTGTATAACGGAAGCTCAGTAAATACGCTTAACGGTAACATAGGAAACTTAAGAGGTAAGCGTGCCAATCTGCTGTTTTACGACGAAGCAATGAACAGTCAGGATGAGCTTTTTACTGTTACTGAGCCTTTTGCCACACAAAATACTAAGTTCGCTCTTGGTACTGATTATGATGAAAATGATATGTTGTCAGAACCAGCACCATTCCCAAATCAGCTTATATATGCATCTTCTGCCGGACGTACTGACGGATATTTCTTTAAGAAATATCGCGAATGCAGTATTCGTATGGATGCCGGAGATAGCAGATATTTTTGTGCTGATGTTAATGGTGACGTTGTTATGCACGCCACAAAACGTGGCAAAGAACTGCCTGAGCCACTTCTAACACAAGATAAGATAGACTCAGCAATGCGCAAAGATAAAGAAGGCGCAATGCGTGAGTACATGAATATCTTCACTACCGAAGGTTCAGACCAGCAGATTATCAAGCGTGCATCAATTATTCGCAACTCCAAGCCATACTTGCCAGAAATGTTCAATATTGATGATAAGAGCAAATATGTAATTGCATGGGATCCAGCGCGAAGAACTGATAACTCTACTGTAAGTATAGCCAGATTCTGGGAAGACCCCAAAGTCGGGTGGAAAATGCGGTTAGTAAACTGTGTTGTACTTGTAGATAGGCTTACAAAGAAAAAATATATGATGTCATCTCCGAACCAAGTCAAAGAAGTAAAACAAATACTTATTGATTACAATGGTAAGGGTGTAGCTGATTATGAAAACCTACTTGGATTCCTGATTGACTCAGGATCTGGAGGAGCTGGTGTTAACCTGACAGATTATCTTTGTGAAGATTTTACTGTAGACAAAGATAAGTATAGAGGTCTTATTGACCCTGAGTATAACGAGGGTGATGACAAGAAGTATCCTAATGCTGTTGGAGATAAACTACACTTGATTTCTCCTGCAAAGTTGCGCTCACAAATGTTTGAAGAAGCAATACAAATGGTGTCTCAAAACGTAGTTGAGTTCCCAGATGAATATACACAAAGAGGTTATGTTGATCTTATTTATGAAGTTGATAAAGAGGGTTCGCAGAAACAAAGATATTCTTACCCTGATGAAAAAGAATAAAT